ACTGTTTTCTTTTACAACATCCATATAGTTTTGAACTTCTCTGCGAAGAATTTTGCCTGGATAAATTCGACCGTTTCCATTCTTCTCATCGCATCGTTGCATAACGCCAGAAAGATAGACAGCGTTATTTTCTTTAATGTCTCTTTTCTCCTCTTCTGTTAGAAGATCTTGGCAAACACCACCAGCACAAAGTTCATAGAATTCTCTAATTAAATATTTATTACTCATTTTGATTATCTCCCTGGCGAACATATGCCATTGTCATATCATGTAGTTTGTTTTCGATCTCTCTTTCAATCCTTCGCCGTAGTTCCAGAGCCTCGCTATCTCTTTCAGAAAAATCAGTGCTGATTCCTCTTTTTTCATATATTTCTTCAAGACCTTGTTCTAATGCCGTGTGCATTTGACGAAGGATCTGATCTTGAATAATGTCCGCTTCTTCCTCAACGGCGATTGATTCATCTTCCACAACCCTTTCTTCGGGAGGAACGTTTTCATTAACAACGCTAATAATTTCTTCTTGAATAATTTTTTTGATTTGTTCTTTAGAGACTTTCATTTAAACTTCCTTATTTTAATGCGGGCGCAACCCGCATGAGTATGCAACCTGCTTTACAACGTCTTGCTGGACGAAGCATTCGTTTTTTTGATGTCCAAATACTGTTAACCATTGTGGCTCCTTATGTTTATACCGGAATCTCCAAAGACCATATTGAGCACATATGAAGTTCCTGAACTCAAACACCCCAACAAAAATGCTGTAGCGGGCGAATAATCAAATATAAATAGTTCTGTATAGTTATTGATTGCCCACAAAAATATGCCAACCCAGAAGCCAATACACATAGGGCAATGAAAGAAGTGATATTTTGGTCTAATTGAGTCAAAAATAGAGCCATAGACCAAGATTTGGGTCATACCAAAGGCACAAAGGATAAAGTATAAAAGTTCCATTAATAGCTAAAATATCCGCTTAAGTAATTACGAACATAATATGGGGTGATAGAGCCCTTCTTTGGCTCTTCTGGTACTTCACCAAGCTCTGTAGAGTCCTCTGCTGTTGGGTCAAGATATTCCTCTTCCAGCTCGTCTTCGTAATCTTTTTCCATTTGCATGTACCCCATTTCTTCTTTCATGAAGTTTTTGGTCGAAAGAAGAACAACATGCAAAGGATTAGTTTCTTCATTAGGTGATTTTGGATAGGTTGCCTGCATACTTCCAAAAACATTTCCTGCTTGAATAGAGTCTCTTAAAATAACTCCATCAGTTGATAGCTTTGAGAAAAATGCGTTTTGTGTTTCATACGCATCTTCGTTTAGATTTTCTTTTGGATAAGTAATAACTGTACGCTTTTTAGGATCAATGATAATATCGACGTGAAGGTGATCCATAATCATGATATTCCCATCAAGAGTTTTTCTTGCCTCAAGAGCAACCTTGATAGCGTTAGGATCTACAATATTTATTCTAATTGACATCTTCTTGGATCTCTTTTACTAATGACTGAATAGAAATAACTTTTGTCAGCATCTCTTCATTAGGGGCTTGTGAAGCAAATCCATTTAAGATTTCTGATACTTGTGAAAGTTTTTGTTTTAGCATTTCATTTTCTTGAATAACATTATTGGAAGAACATTGTTGAATTTCCTCTTTTAGTCTTCCGATTTCTTGGTCAAGATGAATTTTTAGCTCTAATCCGTTATCCTTAAATGAAGAAATATATTTTTCCAATAATGCCTTTTGCTCTTCAAGAAGCGAGTCAGAATATTGCTCATTAAATTTTTGAGTAAAGATTTTATAAGTCAAAGAATCGACTGGGAGCATCTCTTGTTTTTCTTCTTCTGTTTTTGACATTGCTCCAATGACTTCTTGCTCCAAAAGAACTCTTGATTTGATAGGGACAGAAGTGTTAAAGATTTGAGATACTGATGCTAAATCTTTATAGTTGGGAATAAAGTTGGAGAAAAAGTTTGTTGACAAAGATTTATTAATCTTGTTGATAACTTTGTTTTGCTCGTTAAAGAGTTGTTTAGAATCAATAGAAGATTTTTGTTTTTTTGCTTCTTCTAATATTTTTGCCGCAGTATCTTGAGCAACATCTTTTGTTTCTGTGATTGCCTGATAGGTCTTTAAATCGTTTAAGAGTGCGCTATCTTTCTTAAAGTGCTCCTTAATAATGCTTTTAATATTTGATTGTGAATTTTTATCGTTACCTAAAACGGCTTTTGTCAATTCAATAACAAGACATTCGTAAATAAAAGCGGTATTTCTTTTCTTATTATGTTTAAACTTTGTCATCATTGTTATCCTTCTTGTTTAAAACTTCTATGATTTGGTTAATCTCTGTCTTATTTTTAAGTATAGAGTTCTCCTCTGTCATATAAGTAGTTTGTTTTTGCTCATAAATGCCTTTTGCTAAAGATGAAAGGTCAGAGAGACCTGGAAAAACGTTTCTTTGAGTGTTCTTTCCTTTCTCGCGAGCCATTTGTCCATTCATGTTTTGCTGACGTTTATTCTTGCGACCGTCATAATTTACACGAGTATAATTCTTACCTTTTGCGCCTGGTGTGAGATATGGCTGATTTCTATTTCCAGGAGTAGAGAGAAGAACAGAATCATCTTCTGCGGGTTCTTCAGTAGCGTCTTCATCACCAGCGCCAAGATCATCGCCCCCGAGATCATCACCACCGAGATCATCACCGCCCAGGTCTCCTCCCATATCTCCACCCATACCGCCAGCGGCATCTTCTGAGGCAGCCGTCGCGACAGCTTCTAGAGAAGCATCAAGCTTTCTATCAAAATACATTTCTCTCTGATTACGGACAATTTCATCTTCAGATAATCCAAAAATATTTTTAGACACCCAAGAGCGACTAAAATATCCTTCAGTTGCGGCAGTAGCAATATCAAATTTAGTCCTCCAGTGTTCTAGTTCTTGTAATTCAGCAATTTTTGACGGCTGATTGAGACTTAATTTAAACGAGAGTAAATCTTTTCCGCGAAATCCAAGAGTGTAAAGGTGAATAACTGTAATTTTTTCTAGCTCTGAAATGATATTTCTCTGTAACCTTGTAATGGTTCTCGAAAAACGAATATCTTTTTGCGCGAGAGTTGTTTTATCTTCTGTGGCTTCTTCGCCTTGCGTAAGGTAGGAGGCGGGGATTTTAAGAGCGGAAAATAATTTATCACGTAAATATTTTACATCATCAATGTCGCCAGTATAAGTCCCACCAGGAAGTGACTCGATTCTTGTACCCGCCTGACCTCCACGAACAGGAATGAAATAATCTTCATCAGTTGACATTGGATTATAACGTAAATCAACGCGACCTGTATCTGAATCGATAACTTGATTTCGTTTCATTTGAGTAACAATACGTTGCATGTGCTGTTCAACGTCGGATTCAGGGATGCCACCAACATCAACATAAAACACTCTCCTTTCGGGGGAGCGAACGACGCGATAAGCCATCATCGCATCTTCCAGTAAGGTTAGTTGTCTCCAAATACGACGAGCAGGTTCTAAAACAGATGTTCCATAAGGAGCAAACTTATCATTGCCAAGGATCCTAAAGTGGGCGATTTGCCAGTTTTCAAATGTTAGTCCGCCACTGTTCCACTGAAACTGGACATAATCTGGATTTGTTTTGTCCTCGCCCTCTAGTCTTTCTATTTCTTGAGGCGGTAATCCAATAATTGACTTAACACCAATGTCTTCATCGATATCTAAATAAAGAAAATAATCTCCATATTTACACATTGTCCTTGCCCAACCGTAAAGATTAAACTCAATGTTAAGTACACTATAAAAAAGTGTATGAATAATTGATTTGATTTCCTCATTAGGGCAAGTGATATTAAGCATTTGCTGAAGAGGGGAAGAGGTGGTCATTTCATCAGCATAAATGTCGAGAGCAGAAGCAATTTCTGGAGTGTATTCCATTTGATCAAAGTCCACATATCTTTCTGATCTTGAAATGCTCGCAAGTGATTTTGAATAAACATTATCAAAAGGACTATAGGCGGTTTTTTTAAAGCTCAATCCTGCTGGAGAAGTAAATTTATATTTATCAAGCTGCCAGCGCTTAAGTTTTCTTGGGTTTTGTCTTTGGTATCTTGTGATTGGTCCTGATAGAAACTTTGTCAGTGCTCTAAAAAGAGGGGAATCGTTATTTTTTGGATTGTTACTTTGTTCGCTCATTTTGTTTTATCCTTTTATTATCCAGCCGTAGTTCTTATAAATATCTCTTGCTTCTTTGATTTTATCAGTTTTTTCTTGGTTTTTGTAGCCTTGCATACCAGGAATTGTTGTATTTAACGAAGTTTTTGTAAAAATCATAGAGTTTAAGAATGTCTTCTTATAATTAACATCTCGTAAATTTTCTTGTAAAACTGTACTTCTGATCCAACATCCAATAGCAAGAGACATCACAAGGTCATCATTGTACCCTCTTTGTGCCTCTGGTCTTCCGTTTCTCCAAACAAATGTTTTAAGTTCTTTATATGAACGTTCAGAGTTTAAAACAATTACGTCGTTTCTTATGAACTCTTCTAGTTTTGCTATAACCA